GCCTAAAAAAGCTATGGGTGGTATGATTGATTTCAATAAAATATCACAAGACAGAAAAAAAGTGTCTAGCTATAGTCAAGGCGGAATAGCAAAAGGCTGTGGTGCTATTATGAAAAAGAAAAGAAAAAAAACTAAAAAATCATAATGGCAAAAAAAGGATTAAGAGCGTGGGTTAAAGAAAATTGGGTTGATATAGCCAATAAAAAGAAAGATGGTTCTTATCCTAAATGTGGTCGTAGCGGAGGAGAAAAAAGAAAAAATTATCCTAAGTGTGTGCCCATAGCAAAAGCTAGAGCAATGACAAAAGGACAACGTGCAGGAGCAGTTAGAAGAAAACAAGCAAAAGCTAATACTGGTCCTACACCTTCAAGAGCAGCAACATTTGCAAAAAGGAAAAAAAGTGGCACTCGCAAAAAAACGTAGAAAAATAAAAAAAGTAATTAGCGCTCTTAAAAAAGCTTCAAAGGCTCATGCTGGACAAGCTAAAGTTTTACAAAGCGTAATGAAAAATGGTAAAAAGAAAAGATCCTAAAAAAGGAACTGGAAAGAAGCCTAAAGGTAGTGGTAGGAGATTATATACAGATGAAAACCCAAAAGATACTGTGTCTATTAAATACGCAACCCCTGCTGACGCGAGGCGTACCGTTGCTAAAGTCAAAAAAATTAATAAACCGTTTGCTAGAAAAATTCAAATACTTACTGTGGTTGAGCAAAGAAGTAAAGTCGCTGGTAAAACAGAACAGGCAAGAATTGCAAAAAGAGCAAAAGAAGCAATAAGAAAAAAACATGGCAAGAAAAAGAGATAAACAACCACCAAAAACTAAAAAGTATTTTAGAGCCACGGACAAAGGAGCAGGCATGACTGCTGCCGGTGTTGCTAAATATCGTAGAGATAATCCTGGTTCTAAGTTAAAGACTGCTGTTACAGGTAAAGTTAAACCAGGTAGTAAGGCAGCAAAAAGAAGAAAATCGTTTTGTGCAAGAAGTGCAGGACAAATGAAAAAGTTTCCTAAGGCCGCAAAAGACCCTAATTCAAGGTTAAGACAGGCTAGAAAGAGATGGAAATGTTAAAACTATTATATTGCAAAAGGATGGGAAAATGGGTATAAAAAAAGATGAAACCGTATTAGCGGGTAAGGGTATTGAAATCTTACCTGTCGAAACTAAGATTACTATTACTAATACGCAAACAGGACAAGAATACGTTGATGAAAAAGAAGCATTGGCGGACGTCGAGAACCCTGCAACTTCCACAGAAGAAAAACACATCAAAAGAGATGTCGCTATCAAAGTTAATAGCTTAGATATATTTGGAGATACAACATAATATTATGCAGGGACTTGAGTCACTAAACCAATTTAAAAATTTCGTATCCTCACTCGGAGGACTTGGACGTTTCGAAGATACATACATGGTGCATGCAGCAGAGGGTGAAACTGTTGTGCCGATGGAAGTATTAGATAGAAACCCTGTATTGAAGAAAAGATTATTTAAGACAATGGTAGACATGGGCATAGAACCCGGTCGATACATTGTTGGTAATGAATTAAACTCTATTAACCCTGTTACAGGTCAACCAGAGTTCTTCTTAAAAAAGATTGTTAAAGGTATTAGAAAAGCAATACCAGGTGACTTAGAACAATACTTAGGTCCCATCGTAGGACTTGCAACTGGTAATCCTTTCTTAGGAGCTATTGCTGGTGGTATCGGTAGTGGAGTGAGTGGAGCTATATCAGGTGGACTCGGTGGATTTAGAAGCCCAGGTATAAAAGGATTAGGTGGTGGTTTTGGTAGAGAGTTTTTATCAGGTGGACTGGGTGGAAAAATAGATCCCATGACTATTGGAGAAATATTTGACAAAGGCGGTATATCTAAATTTTTCTTAGGAGACGCAGATAAAGGTGGGTTACTAGGTAAGTTTGATTTTAGAGGGACAGGAGCAGATAAAACCACAGCAGATTTATTAAAAGAAGGAGCAGATTTAAAAGCAGAAGCAATAGCAGAAGGATTTAGTGAAGAAGCTGCAGAAGAATTTGCACTCGGTCAACTTGAGAAAGCAGCAAAAGCTAAGAACGCAGTTTTAGGAGGCATGAGCATAGGAGACGCTGCTAAGTTATTTGGTTTAGGAACAGCGGGTATAGCTGCATTAATTAAGTTAACTGAACCAGAGGGAACAGAGCCACAGGATTTTACACCACGTAGAGTGGACACACAAATATTCCCAACGAGTGATGTCTTATTTCCACAACAAGGCATGGCTAAAGGTGGAGGAGTAACAGATTTACGACAAGGGGGCATGTCTCTTGGTCCAGGGACCGAAACAAGTGATGACATCCCCGCAATGCTAAGCGACGGAGAATTTGTCATGACGGCTAAAGCAGTCAGGGGTGCAGGCGGAGGAGACCGTCGCGAAGGCGCAAAGAGAATGTACGAATTGATGGATAGACTAGAGGGGGCAGCATAATGGCAACACAAGAACAAATCGTAACTACTAAGGTCCCTGAGTATATCAGTGACAGACAACAAGAATTATTAAACACTTTATTTGGAACGCAGCAAGCTCAAGGTCTTCTGCAATTACCGCAGACAATACCACAGCAACAGGTAGCAGGATTTAGTCCGACACAAGAAGCGGCAATGAATCTTGCCTTTCAAGGCATTGGAGCGTTTCAACCTTTCATACAAGCAGGTCAAGCAGCACAGACCGCGGGCCTAGGATCAGCAGCTGCAGGAGCAGATGCACTAAGACAGATGAACTTTGATCCCTCTAGAGTTCAACAATTCATGGATCCTTATCAGCAAGCGGTAACGCAAGAAGCTGTTAAAGAAATAGATAGACAAGCTGCTTTAGCAGAAAATCAATTAGCTGGTCAAGCAGTTAAAGCTGGTGCATTTGGAGGTAGTAGATTTGGTATTCAACAATCAGAGCTAGCAAGAAGTGCACAAGACCTACGATCAAGAAGAATTTTTGAAGACTTATCTAGAAACTTTCAACAAGCACAAGCTGCAGCAAACGCCGCTAATCAACAAAGAGCACAACAAGCAGCAGGCTTTGCTAATATCGGTAAATTAACAAGCGGTATTGGTAGCACTATGGCAGGACTAGGTGCACAAACACAACAGCTTGGACAACAAGATGTCAGTCAACTTTTAGGTATTGGTGGTCTACAGCAGCAATTAGCGCAAACACAATTAGGAACACAATATCAAAATCAATTAAATCAAATGATGGAGCCTTATAGAAGACTAGCATTTGGCTCACAAACATTACAACAAGTAACACCAGGCGCAGGAACAGCAACACAGACTATTGCACCAATGCCTCAAGGTAATCCGTTCTTACAAGCGGCAGGTGCTATAGGATCTATTGGCACGGGCCTTGGAGCATTGATGGGTTAATGAGCATCTACACAAGAAAACTATTTAACAGAGGCGGTCAAGTATCTTCTCGTGGTGTAGGTATTACGTCAGGATTAGCCACACCTAAAAGAGGATATGTAGATAGACCAGGTAGTTATCAAGGAAAGGGTGAAGCCTCTTTACCTGATTTAAAAGATACTATGTCTGACAGATTACAATTGTTAGAAAGTTTAGATTTGGGTAGACCAGAGGTTCCTTCTAAAAGAGAAATACTAACTCCTGCCTTATTAAAATTTTTCGGTAGCTTAATGTCTGGTAAATCTTATCAAGAGGGATTAGGAGGGGCTCTAGATATAGCGGGACAATCTTTACAAACATCTGCACCTGACTTTGCACAAGCAGGAACCTCTATAAGAAAAGCGAGATCAGCTCAAAAAGATTTTGATAATAGCTTAAAATTAAAAGCTTTTGATATGGCGTATGATGAAATACAAAAAGCTAAAGATAAACAAAATGAATTTGTTAAAGGTGAGTTTAAAACATTTTATAATAAGGAAGATGCTGATGACACAGTCCTCATAAATGTAGCTGATGCCGCCTCTAGAATTTATAATGATCCCGATTTTATAAAAAACTATTCTCTTGAAAAACCAGATGATGACTTTGTAAAAGCAGACACACAAACTTTTTATAGTAAAACAAATGGCACGTCCATAACTGTGAATAAGAACAACCCTAACTCTCCTCTCTACACAGATAAATTTTTCTTTAAGACATATACAGACGTAAAACCAGATGTCCCTAAAGCACCAAATATTGAAGTTTTTTATAATAAAAATGATGATAGTGAAACAATAGAGGTGGATTTAAATGATAGAAACTCTCCGTATTTTACAGATCCAAAATTTAAAGAAATTTACACCACCGTTGAACCCAAAGATGTAAAATTAAAAACTGTTTATTTTAATCCTTTAAATCTTCCTGATGATGCAAAGCCTTCAGAAAAAATTAAAACAGCAGAGCGAAAAATTGTAGGTAATGACGTTTCTTACACATATAATGGTGAGGTATACAGTGAATCAGAATTTCTTGCAAAGATAGGTCAAAACATAACTGAACAATTACCTCCTGGTGTTACTAATTCTAGCTTATTAGCAAGCGATAGATTATTAGATACAAAAGAAGAAATAAAAACAATGTATAAAGAACAATATCCTGAACAAGAACCTTTAACAGAAAATGAATTGGACAGATTAGTTGCTTTATTTGTGAATCAAAGTTCAGGTGAATTAGACGATGTTGTTAAAACTGGTGATTTTGGCACAATAAATGAACTAGACAGTGAGTTTGCAAAAATAAATAGAAATAGAAAAGGCTCTATAGACAATCAAAATGCGTTAAACGATATCGAACAAGTTCAAAAAGGTAATATTGATATTATTGATATGGTATACGGTTTAGATAAAAATGACCCTAATTATAAAGTATTTAGAGCAGCAGCGGTGGAGGCTTATGCAAACTTACCTGCCATGAGCGATGAAGATCAAAATGCTGTGAGAGGAGCTGTTCAAGCTTTAAATGATTTAAAAATGATTGATCCTAGTCAAGCTATTCCTTTGATTGGTCAACCGATTGGTAGATTTGTTGAGATATTTGGTATTAATGAAGAAACCGCTAAGTTTTTAACAGGTCAAAGAGGTTTGTTATTAACATCTGTTGAATTATTAGTTAGAGGTATTCCCTCTGACTTTGATGTTAGAAACGTAAAAAATACTTTACCTGATTTAAGCGTGGCCGAGTCTACAAACATTTTAAGAATACAAAGATTAGATAAATTTTTTAAAAACATTATTTTAAATAAAGTAAAATTTGAGTTACAGATGGGTAGAAAAGTACCCATGGATATGTATCAAGCAGCAATAGCAGCAGGCGGAGACGGTATAGCAAAAGAACTTTTACAACTTCAAAAAACTGGAGGAGATCCAGAAATGATAAAGTATATAAACAAAATGGCAGTGGGAGCTGAGGGATTTACAAAACAAGGGTTTATAGAAAAATTTGGCGATCCTTTTGCCGTGGCAAAAGACATTATAAACACCGACGTTAATGTAGAATTTACTCCAAAAATGCAAGAAGAATTAGATTATTATAAGAAAAAATATGGGAATGAATAATGGCTGAAGAAACTTTACAAAAATTACCAGATCCTAAAATAACAGTGGAGACACTTGGTGATAAAGAGCAAGAAATAAATAATAATAAAGCAGTTGAACTACAACTCTATCAGTCCTTGGATGAAGCTATTAATTCAGGAGATGAAGTTGCACAATTAAACGCGTATAAAAATTTACAAAGTTTTTACATATCTCAAGAAACACTTGTAGATAAAGCAGCTGTAGGAGGAAAAGCGGCTCTACAAGGTATAAATAAAGGAATATCAATAGGCTTAGGCCTTCCTGTAGACCTCTCTAACTTTATTATAGGTTTAGGCGAAAAGGGAGTGAATAAAATTTTAAATGAAGCAGGATTTGAAACAAATATAAAATTAAAATCTGACAAACCTTTTTTAGGAGGTGAGCAACTTGGTGAGTTTTTTAACTCTATAGGCATCGAAACTGATTACGATAAAAACAGAGCTTTATCTGCAGTGACAGGAAGAATAGCAGAAGAGATTGGTGTAACAGTGCCTTTAATGGGTGTTTCCTTAGCAGGAGCCACTCCAAAAAATATGTTAAAATTAGGTGGCACAGAAATGGGATTAGCAACCACTGGTGGAGTGGGAGCAGCAGTCGGTCAACAAATGGATCAAAGATTTTTTTATGATTATGACGGTCCCGTAAATTTTGAACTTTGGGGACAAGCATTAGGGTATGTGTCTCCCATAACTGTATCCACTGCCTTCAAAGCCTTAGATGCTCAAGTTGGTTTTACTAGAGGTATAAACACTGTATTTAGACCACACGCTACATCTACTAAAATAGCAGGAAATATTTTATTTTCAAAATTAGATGAATCAGAAATTAACTCTTTATTAAATGATTTAAAAAATAAAAATTTATCAAAAGAGGAAGTTTTTGAAAAGTATGGAATAACCAAAGATGAACTTTTTGGAGACCCTATAAATCAAACTAATTTTCCAAGGATGTTAGATGAGTATTTTAGTAATGAACAACTTACAAGATTAAGATTATTTTTAGAAGGACAAGAAGGATCTAAAGATTTAGTAAACGCTATGGATGCTTATTTCTTAACTAGAAATATTCATCTTGAAAATATCTTTGCAAAGAAAATACAAGCGCTTCCAGAAGGTGCTACAGCAGATGAAATTATTACTTATCTTAATAAATTTAGTGAAGATCAAATAGGCTATGTACAAAGTAAAATTACTATGGCGGAACAAAAAGCTGCAGAAAAAATGGCTTTGTTTGGTCCTAATTTAAAAATAGAAGATGCAACGTCTATTCTTAAATTAGAACTTGAAAACGCTCTTGATGATTTATTGATTCAAGAAAAAAATTTATGGAACAGAGTTAAATCAAAAGTTGACACTACTGACATAGGAGACACTGCTGCAGAAATAATTGCTAATCAATATAAAACTGCAGACAGGTCTTCAGTGCCTAATTTATTTTATGATTTAGCAGGAAACACTAGATTAAAAGATATAGGGTATTTAGGGGATAATGCACAAGAAGGTTTAGGTTTATTAGACAAAGGAGCTAAAGGGGCTAAGTTTTCTGTTGATGAAATTTTAAATTTAAGAGCAAGAATATATGATGAGATTAGAGCTACTGACGGCACGACAGTGGCTGGTCGCACAAAAATAGATAACTATAATTCTCTTTTACAATCTATTGATGACTCACTAGTAACGGGTGTAACAACCAAAAACATGGATAAAGCACAAGTAGCTTTAGGGTATAGTAATTATATAAAAAACAATGTTTATGATTCTGAGATTGGAAAAGTATTAGGATATAATACCAAGACAGGAAAAATAGATATTATTGACGCCACTAAATTTGAACAGTTATTAAAAAAAGGTCAACAAGGAGGAGTTCAAAGTGGTGACTATTTAAAAATAATTGGTAAAGAAAGCGAAGGTGCAAGAATTGCTTTGTACTCTGATATAAATAAAATGAAAGATGCAAACGGAAACATAAATAGAAATACTTTAAATAAATACCTAAACAATAACAGACAGTTAATTAATGAATTAGGGTTACAAGATGAGTTTAAAGATCTTGATAGTGTTTTAGCGACTGTTGCACAATTAGGAGAAGATTTAAAAAGAACAAAATTAGAAGTAGGTAAACATAGAAAAGATATTTTATTAACAAACGTTGAAGATATAAATATTACAAATCCTCAAATTGTATCAAACATTTTTAATGAAGCTAAAAGAAATCAAGATTTAACTCTTAATTCAATAGTTAAAATTAAAGAATTATTGAAGAATGATGATCTTGCTTTTGCGGCTTTTCAAGATGACGTTACCAAATATTTATTAGATTCTATAAAAGTCATAGATGATAAAGGTGATAAAGTTTTAAATTTAAAACAGACAATTAAATTTATTGATGAAAATGAAAAAATTTTAAAAGCCATCTATGGAGAAAGTTATGAAACTGTAGAATATTTTAAAAATTATTTAAAAGAAATACAGCCAAAAAAACCAGGAACGGGTCCTTTAAATTTAGAGGTATTAGAAAAAAACAACGTGTTTGTCTCTGCCTTTGGACGTATTCTTGGTGCTAAAGCTGGTTCTATGGGTGCAGGCCCTCCATTGGTTTTAGCTGGTCTTGGTGGTCGAATTGCTAATAAATTGTTTAGTGGTAAAACAAACGATGAAATATTTCAAATATTATCTCAAGCTTTCAGAGATAAAGATTTTGCTGCCGAATTAATTAAACCAATTGCAGATGATGTAGCTGAACAAATAGAGGGTAGTATTAATAGAATACTTCAAGACAATAACGCCGTATTTTCAACTACAGGTAGGCTAACTGAAACTACAATAGAAAACTTTGAAAGAGACAATAAACCAAATATTACTGTAGAATTTCCAAATGCTGATATAGATGCATCTGGCACTATTGTACCAAAAGAAGAACCACAAGCCTCGCTTAATTTACCAACAGTTAATCCTGCATCTAGATTAGCTAATGTAAACTTAGCGGCAGCCGACCCAAGTATCATGGACCGTGGAAAACAATTATTTGGTGGACCAAGAGAGATTACATTTGCCTCAAAAGGTGGTATTATGAACGCACGTAAAGTTATGCAGAGAGTGATATAATGACTAAAAATTATTTAAATAAAAAAGTTGAAAACGTAACAGCACCTAGAGAGTGGCAGTCCGGCCCTGATTCACCTCCTACTAAATTAGCTTATGTAACTCAACCTGAAATAGACTTATTAGTAAAAGCTAATATACACGGATCTATGCAAGGCAAACCAAACAAGGGTCCTAAAGGTATTATGAGTCTTGATGGAGCAGATAGAGAAGAAAGAATTTCTGATAAAAGTTTTGGTAAACAAATGGGTGTTACTTTAGATACATCTAAAGCTGCTGACAGAGCAAAAAGACAATCTTTTAGAGACAGAACTGGTTCTACTGTTGTTACTGAGCGAGAAGCAAGAGATAGAATTGAAGATGAAGATATAACACCTAGTTTTGTGGAAGATGTTATTCAATCACAAGCCAGAAGCGCACCTCAGATATATGGAGATTTTTTTAAAAAGCGTTATGGCTTTGATCCAAGTCAACAATACAAGTTTAGTTTAGAAAATATATTAAAAGACGGAACCGCTTTTACCAATATTATGAGTATGGCAAGCACTATTTTTGGAAATGATGTTGTTGGTCAGTCTATGTTAGAAAAATTCAAAACGGCAATAGAAGAAGGAAAAAATATTCAAGAAGTCATAGATAATTTTACTAATAAAGAATATAAAGAATACATTCAATTACAATCAAAATTAGATAATACTATAATGCCACCGACTTTTGACGAGCCTTTTCAAAATGAGCTTACTGGTGCTTTTTTAAACAACACTTTAAAGATAGACGGAGAAGATACAGGAATAAGAATAGGTGATATATTAGATCGAACTAGTGAAGGTATTTTTAGTCTTGACGACCCATTAGTAAAGAACGTTCAAATGCAACTTGCTAATAATCCTGATTTAACTTTTTTACAAAGTATAGGTATCGGAACTCCTGATGAGTTTATGAATCAAACAGAAGCATTAAAGGCTCTCGGACCACGTGCAGCTGAAAGCTTAAAAGTTCTAAATCCAGAAAAATATTACGGTACAATTGAAGAAGGTGGGTTTGGGTTTAGACCTACAACAAATCAAGAGTTAGAAAATTTAGCAAAAATGGATATAGGAGCTGCAAAGGCAGCAGGAAACAAAGGTTTAGTTAACGCTATTGCAGCCGCTAGAATGGAATTAAATAGAAACAGAGGTGGAGGAGATAATCAACAAGCAGGTATACCTTCTGTAGTGCCACCACCTGTTACACCACCAGGCGCACCGCAACCACCCGTTGTTCCCTTCCCTCCGATAGCAGGACTTCCAACATTTCCAGGATTAACTCCAGGCGCACCACAATTTAATTATGGAGCGTTTCCACAATTTAATTTGTCAACATACGCACAACAAGGTATAGCTAATCCTGATTTAGCTGCATTTTATCAAAACTTAGGGAGGATAGCGTAATGGATTTTACTAAAAAAGACATGATTTGGTTAATAGGTATAGTAGCCTCTTTAAGTGTCACATGGGGTATGTGGAGCGAGCGTTTAAACGCGGTAGAAAGAAAAGCAGATAGTGTTGCAAAAATGCAACAAGATATCGCCGTGATAAAAGAAAAGATTTTACAGATGGATGACAGAATCATGTGGATTGAAGAGTTTTTAATTAAAACAGTGGATTATTAAAAATGAAAAAAGAATGGTGGACATGGTTATGTTCTATAATTTTAATTACATTTGTTTTAGTAATCGGCTTTCAAAAAAAATCTCACGCTGAAACAAACACTGTATCTAGTACAGTAGTAACAAATTCAACTCCTCCAACAGCTAATGCTCCGACAATTATGAACAATAATAGTGATATTTGTAAAGTGGGTGTTGGCGCTAGTGTGCAAAATAATGTTGTGGGCGTAGCCACAGGCGTAGTAATTGATGATGAACTATGTCAAAAATTAAAATTATCACGGTCAATGTATGCCTATGGTATGAAAGTTGCCGCCGTGAGCATATTATGTCAAGACGCCCGTGTCTGGGACGCCATGACTGATGCTGGGACCCCGTGTCCTGCACGAGGTTCTATCGGCGCTGAGGCCGCTCAATACTGGACTGATAATCCAGATGAAATTCCAAATGGAAGTAAATATAAAACAGAATACGTTGAAGCTAACAAACCCGAACCTAAAGAGTTCACTGATGCACAAAATGCTGTTTTGTTTAAAACTTTGTTTGTTATTACAACGGGACTTCTATTGTTTTAATGTATGAAAAAAGAAGACATACTTATTTGGTTTGTATTAATTTTAGTATTAATACTACCCTTTTCTTTAAAAGCTAATACTTGCTTACCTGACGTTGAAGGGCTTTGCACTCCAGGCGTCACAATTGAAGAACAAATTACAGTAGAAAAGACGGAAGAAGATAAAGGCACAGAGATTATCTTCACAACAACCACTACCACAACAACCACAACAACCACTGTCACTAATGAAGACTCTGGTGATATTTTAGACGGTGATAATGGCTATGTAGTTACAAATAAAGAAGGTGACATGGATGTTGACTGGGGTGGTCAAGGACCTGCAACAATGCCTAGTGGCAGTTCTTGTGGTCAATTAGGAACTGATAAATGTGCCATGATTACAGGCAGTGGTAATAACAAATCTCGTATGGGTGTCGATGGTATGGGCACTACTTTTTATCAAGAGGTTGACATTTCTGATTTAAACATAGATAACGGTGGTGAAGTTACATATTCCATAAAGGTCGATAAACAAGATGCTCAAGATAGAATCTACATGCACGTTACAGGAACTGGTGGAGGGACTACCGTCTTTGCAGGTACTGATATCTTGTCTGAGTCTGGAGTTGCCTCTGGCTATCAAACATACAATGGGTCTTTCGATTTCGGTGGCGTTCTAAGTAAAGTTACTATTGAAATAGGTGGTCGAGATATAAACCTGGCCATCGGACCAATGTTCGATGACGTATCCGTCAATGTCTTTTACAATGTCATCTCTACAATTATCGAACAACAAATTACCACGGTGGAAGAAATAGTTTATTTGAATCTTACCGATCCTACAGAAATAGATTTGATTGAAGAAATCATTGAATACAATGATATAAAGATTGATGAAACAGGTGAGATAGAGTTTACACCTATCGAACCTAGTTCATCAGAGATTAGCTTTGAAACAGTAGAAGCTGAAATAAATTTTGAAATGAATGACATTGAACCTGAAGCTGAAATGGAAATGGCTTCTGTTGAAATGGAAATGAAGATGGAAATAGAAATGGAGTCAACAAATGAACCTGTGGAAGAAACAAGTGAGTCCGAACCAGAAGCTGTTGAAGAACCTACTGTGGAAGATAACGATACCTCTCAACAGGAAAAAGCTAAAGAAGAGTCAAAAGAGCCAGAAACAAAACCAGTAAAAGAACCCACTGCAAAAGAAAAAGCTGCTACTAAAATAGTTAAAAAAATAAACGACAAAGATAGATATGATGACGCTGCTCAAATGAAAACGTTGATTGTTATGCAGATACTTGGTAATACTAAAACGTTCTTTGAAACGCAGTCTACAATTGTAGATACAGATGTTAATGAATATTTAAATAAAACAATAGAGGATCAGTATGGTGTTCTATTTGATATAGCTCAACAACAAACAATGGAGGATATAATAAATGCCCAGTATTGAATATGCGGGAATGAAGGTAACTGGAGGCAAGGTCTTTGCCATATTAACCTTATTAGGAGCACTTGGATCAGGGGCCTGGGCCACGTTTACTTTTTATCAGGATTATCTGACGATGAAGGAAAAAATTTTGGAGTATACCGAGCCAGACCTCAGCGGGTTTGATAAGAAGATAGCGTTGGTAGAGTCAGAAACAAACGCACAAATGGAGATTGTTTTACAAAAGGTTGAGGGTTTAAAAAGTGAGCTTGATATAGTTTTAGAGGAAATTAACCTAATATCCCAAGTTAGTAGGGAACTTAAAGACGACCTTAAAACGGATCTTCGCAACGTTGAAAATGACGTGCGTCACGTCACCGAAATTGTGAATGACGTGGAAGATAGACAAAAAGAAGATGCTAGAGAGCTTTTAGATGAAATGAAATTATTAGAGGACAATTTAGATTTAAAAATTGATAAGGCATTAAATAATCCCTTAAATAATATGTCGGCTAAAAACTAATTATTTCTGTTCTTTAAACTGATAAAAGAAATTCGTATCATCACCCGCCGTCCACTTAGACTCTGACTCCACAGTGTACTCTATTGTTGATACTTTAAAATCTGGTTGTTTTGGTTCAGCAGGGGTTAAAGACTTATCATAAAATAAAGTTCTATTATTCGGTTGTGCTGCGAAGTGACCGTTATCTAATAACAAAATATTAAAAGATTTATGCTCAGAC